GATAATGCAAGTCAGCGTTAAAACAAACGCTAAAGAAGTATCAAGGCGAATAGGAAAGAAGGGAAAAGAATTATCAGCAAGTGTGCGTAGGGCTTTATCAATTACTGCACAAGCTGGCGTAGGTATCATTGAGGACAGGACTGCTAAAGGAAGAGGATTTAAAGGCGGTTTTTTTAAAAAGTACAACCCTACCTATGCGGCATTTAGAAGTAAAAGAGGCAGAGGATCAACACCTGATTTGCAGTTTACAGGTAAGATGCTTGGCAGTATGACAACTAAGGCAAATAGTAAACAGGCTGTTATATTTTTTACACGTGCCGCAGAAGCTAAAAAGGCGGCAATGAATAACAAGTCCAGACCATTCTTTGGTTTTAATCGCAAAGAAGAAAAGCAACTAGGTCAGGTCTTTTTTAGGAACGTAAAATGAGCGTAAGAGAAGAGATAGCAGAAAATATCGTTACCACGCTTAAAGGGATCAACAGTCCTGTTGCTGTAAAATATGTTACACGTGAGCCGTTTGACTTTGAGAAGTTATCAAATGCTCAATACCCTGCCGTCTTAGTACGTAGTGCTGATGAAAGCAGAGAGGATGCTTCGATAGGTGGATCGACTACTCAGAGAATGGGTACAATAAATTATGACTTGGTTTGTTTTGTTAAAAGCTCTGCAATTGACAGCGCAAGAAACAACATAATCGAGGCGATTGAAGAAGGTCTTGACGTTGACCGTACTAGAGGCAATAAAGCCATAGACACGCAAGTGGTAAATGTTGAGATAGATGAAGGTTCTATTGACCCCGTTGGTGGGGTCATTATTACAGTTCGCATTGTATATCAGTATACTCGCGGCACAACTTAACTTAACTTAAAAGGTAAATAATCATGGCGACTAAAACAGGCGCATCTGGTGTAGTAAAAATCGCGGCATCTGGCGGCTCTGTGGCCGTTGTGGGCGAGGTTCGTTCTTTCACGTTAGACGGTTCAGCAGACACTATTGAAGATTCAGTAATGGGTGATTCTGTACGATCGTACAAGCAAGGTCTTTCGACTAACACATTGACTCTAGAAGTTTACTGGGATGAGGCTGATGCACAGCAGACTGCCTTAGACGAAAGAGCATCTATAGACTGGCAAGTACATCCAACTGGCACTGGGTCTGGTGAAGAGTATTATTCAGGATCAGGCATCGTAACAAGCAAGTCTATTACTGGCGCTTTTGATGGCATGGTAGAGGCAAGCTTTACAATACAATGTACTGGAGCAGTGACTACAGCATCTAACTAAGGGGGATAAACCATGGGATTAGCTAAAGAGTTACGAAGCAGAAGAAAGATACAGGCGCGAGAAGTTGTAGTTCCTGCATGGGGTGACGAATCTGGAGCATTTAAGTTATATTGTAGAACTATTACTTGCTATGACTTAGACCAATTGCAGAAGAAGCACCCTGACTTTCTTAACAATACGACTATTGGTGCTATGGTAGACTTGATCTGTATGAAAGCAGAAGATGAAGGCGGCTCGAAATTGTTTGCATCTGCTGAAGATAGAATGGATTTGATGGGCGAAGAAACAAGCGTTATATCAGATATAGCCAATCAGATGTTTGCAGAGATAGAATCGTCAGAGGTGTTTGAAAAAAACTGAGAAGCGATCACTCAAGGATGAATCTTTTGTCTTTGGCTGATCGCCTTCACATTACGTTAGAAGATGCTGAACAAATGCCTGTAAATCATTTTAATGAATGGTTGGCCTACTTTAAGATAATGAGTGAAAACAATGGCTGAAAACGTAAAAATTACAATTAGTGCGTTAGATAAAACAAAGCGCGGTTTTAACTCTGTTACTTCTGGTCTAAAAACTTTAACAAAAGCAGTTTTCAATATGCGGACTGCTTTAGGATTAGCGGCAGGTGCAACTGGGCTTGGGTTGCTTGCAAAAAAATCAATTGATGCAATTGATACTTTAGAAAAAACTGCTACTAAAATAGGCACAACAACTCAATCATTATCTAAACTGCACTTTGCCGCTGACCTGACAGGTGTTTCTGTTGAAACCCTCAACATGGCTTCTCAAAGATTTACAAGAAGATTAGCAGAAGCGGCCAAAGGTACAGGTGAAGCTAAAGGCGCACTTAAAGAGCTAGGAATAAATGCTGAAGAACTAAAGAAAAAACAACTTGACGAACAAATGCTAGATTTAGCTGATGCTTTTGCAAACGTAAAATCTCAGGCAGACCGCGTAAGGTTAGCTATGAAGCTGTTTGATTCTGAAGGTGTATCTCTCGTTAATACACTTGCAGAAGGAAGAGACGGCTTAAAAGAAATGTTTAAAGAAGCAGAAACTTTAGGGTTAGTTTTAAGCAGTAGAGCAGTTGGTGGCATTGTAAAAACAAGAGATGCAATGACAAAGCTGTTTGCTTTGTTTAAAGGTGTTAGGGATCAAATAACTGGTGCTCTAGCTCCAGCACTCGAAACGCTTGCTAATACATTGCGAGAAAAAATACTATCTGCGATAGAAGCGGCTGACGGCTCAATTGAAAAATTTGCAAACGAAACTATTAAAAATTTAATAAAAGGATTTGGAGAGTTTATAAGAGCAATTGCTTTTGGGCTTGAAAATGTTATTGATGGACTTAATAAGTTTGTAGAGGGCTTAACGCGAGTTGGCCACTATATTGATGAAAATATAAAGATACAAAAAGATTTTTTTGATAAAACATTCCTTAACAGCCTATACGATGCTGGAAACGGAATAATTCGCTTTGCCGAAGGCAGTGCTTTTGCGTTTGGAGAAATGAAAAAAGGCAAAAAGCCCTTAGAAGAGCAAATCGTTCTTTTTGATAGGTTACGGACAGCATTTAAAGATGTAGAAGATTTATTCCCGACACTTGATGAAGGAATGCAAAAAGTTGCAAAGTCAATGTCTGGAGCCATTACAAAAGGTTTTACAGACGCGATAACTGGCGCGCAAAAGTTTTCTGACGCTATGAAAGCAATGGCTAAAAGCGTTGTTGATAGCTTAATAGAGATGTTGGTTCAGTATTACATTACTCAGTCTTTGTTTGGATTGATTACAGGTACCCCGTTTCCTACGCAAAATCAGACCACCGCTCCAATTAGAGAAGGCGTGCCATTACCGCCTAGAGCTATAGGTGGTTCTGTACAGGCTGGTCAGCCCTACATGGTTGGTGAGCGCGGAACTGAGCTTTTTGTGCCAAATCAATCAGGATCAATTATATCTAATAAGAATCTTGGTGGCGGTGGCAGTAGTGTTGTTGTTCAACAAACAATTAACGTCACGACAGGCGTACAGCAAACCGTACGTGCTGAGATCGTTCAGTTAATGCCTCAGATAGCTCAAGCCGCTAAAGGCGCTGTAGCAGATGCTAGATTGCGCGGTGGTAACTTCTCTAAAGCAATGGCAGGAGCATAACCAATGCCTTTATCATGGCCAACAAATCCAGTTACAGGAGCGCTTGTTGGCATTCAAAATATGTCAATGAGATTACGCAGAGTGGTTGCTGTTTCTGAGTCACCGTTTACTTTGGATACACAGGTATATACTCATCAGGGTGCGCGATGGGAAGCTGAAATATCGTTGCCGCCATTAAGTCATGCGGAGGCTAGAAGTGTTGAAGCATTTATTGTCGGCCTTAAAGGAAGAGAAGGTACTTTTACTTTTGGTAATCCTTTACACACAAGCACTCTTTCGGCTAACACTGTCAGTAGTGCCGCTATAAGAGCAGAAACTTTAGAGCTAGGTTCAGGCACAGTTGCAGTACCAGCAGGTACTTATTTTCAACTAAACGATTACCTTTATTTAGTTACAGAAGATAAAGCGGCTAACGAGGCTACGCTTAATTTTCAACCACCTCTTCGTATAGCAGTTACTTCATCTCAAGCGATTACCTATAACCTGCCTAAAAGTCTATGGCGTATGTCATCAAACGATATAGGATGGTCTATAAACGAGGCAAGCATTTACGGTTTTACCTTTGCTTGTGTTGAAGCACTATGAGCAGAACATTAACTACTGCAATGAGCAACGCACTTGTTGCTGATACTGTTAGACCTATCTACCTTGTCAACATGGAATTTGATTCAAGCGAAAACCCTGCTGAATTAAATGTTTGGTCTGGTGTCGGTGATTTAACCTATGGCGGTGAAACTTATCTTGGCGTAGGTGACTTGCTCGGAATTAGTCAGATACAAGAAACGTCTGACATATCTGCTTCTGGAATGAATGTTAGCATTACAGGTGTTAAATCTTCTTTTCTTGTTATTGCAAAAGATCATGAATACCAAGGTCGCCCAATTACTGTACGCCTTGGTGCTTTTAATGCATCTGGTTCGTTAGTTAGCGATCCGATTATTGTTTTTAGTGGTTTTATGGACACTATGACAATTGCAGAGAATGGCGAATATTCGACAATTACGATTGCGGCTGAAAACAAACTGGTAGCATTTGAAAAAACGAAGGTTAGGCGCTACACAGCAGAAGATCAAAAAATTGACTATCCGCTTAAATTAGCTAACGGTAACGACAACCCTAACTATGACGCAGGGTTTGAGTTTGTTACTGCGATTGTAGAGAAACAAATTATGTGGGGTCGTCCAACTGGATCATCACAAAACGGCTCAACAGGATCATCAGGAAATCGAGGTGGAGTAGGAAATAACGGTGATTGGACTGCGGCATGATTATAGCGCACGAGTGTCTAGCTAACGTCAAAGAAGACATGAAACCTTTGCTTGAAAAGCATTGGGAAATGGTGGCGTTAAATCAAGGAACAATAAAGCTAAATCCTGATTGGGAAGAATATGCTCGATTAGATGCCGCTGGTATACTTAGAATATTTACGGCAAGACAAGATGGCGAGTTGGTAGGGTATTGTGTTCTTATAGTTAACAAAAGTCTGCATTATAAGGATCATATATTCGCTAACAACGATGTTGTTTTTGTTTTGCCAGATCAC